CAAGAAATAGCAGATATACCTGAATTAGCATTTATGGTAGAAGGTAGTTTTGAAGATACAATTAATCCAGCATATATTCATAATTATATCCCAATTATATCATTATTAGTTAAATCTAATCAAGAACAACAAGAAGAAATAAATACTTTAAAAACAGAAATGGAAAATATAAAAAGTATTTTATTAAAAAATAATATTTCATAAATTATATGAGTTATCCAAAACAATATACAAAAGGATTATCAGTTGAAGATAAAAAAAAACAAAAGAAACAATTAGATAAATCTACAAGTGATTACAAAAAAGGAATATTAACTAAAAGAAAAAAATTAGATAGTTTTAAAAGTAAAAAATCTTCATTTGTAGAACAATTAAAAAAAAAGACTGGATTATCTGTAAATGTAGATAAATTAGCAGATAAATTTAGTAATACAGAAACAAGAAAAAAACAATTAAAAAAAGGTATGAATGAAGTTATAGCAAAAGGAAAAGGAGCATATTATTCAAGTGGTTCAAGACCTAATCAAACTCCTAGTAGTTGGAGTAAGGCAAGATTAGCAAGTGTATTAATTGGTGGTAAATCAAGACAAATAGATAAAAAAATTGTAGATAAATATAAATTACCAAAAATTTAAAGTATTATATAAATAAAAAAATATAAATAAAAAGTATATGTTAATAAAAAAACCGATTTACAAGAAAAAAAAAACTTTATCAATAACTCAAAAACGATTAATGAAGGAGCATAAGAAACACCACACAAAAAAACACATAGAAAAAATGATTGATTTAATGTTAGAAGGTTACTGTTTTCAACAGAGTCACGATATTGTTATGAAAAAATATGGTAGATAAAAATATTATAAATAAATATATGGAAAAATATAAACCAATTAAATCAACACGCAAAAATAAAAAGTATATGATTTTAACAAATAAAGGTTTAATACACTTTGGAGATTCACGCTACACTCAATTTAAAGATAAAATAGGATTATATAGTCATTTAGATAATAATGATAAAAAACGAAAAGAATTATATTATAAACGACACGGTAAATCTGCTAAAAAAGATACAGCAAAATTTTTCTCTCATAAATATTTATGGTAATAAAATATTATATAATAATATATAATGGATATTCACGATATTAATTTTATGGGAAAATATGAAAATGTGGATTATGATAAAAGTGATTTAATAATAAGACCTAAAATATTAACAAAAGCAAATTCATTAGGAATGAAAAACAGACCTAATAGAACACACTTTTCAAAAGGACATTCAAGACATAGTAATATGGGAGAAAAACATAAATCTTCACATACATACGATTTTACTGACGATACAGAACGAAGATTATTAAATCTTAAAGGAAATTTACAAATTAGTAAAGTAAATATTTTAAATCCTAAAATTGAAAGTGTTATAACAGAATATTAATAAAATTAAATAATTTAATTTAAAAATTCAAATTAAAAAAAATATATATTAATTAATATATAAAATGGCATTTCTAGCACCACTCGGTATCGCATTAGCAGGCGGCGCAGCGGGCGCTCTCGGTGGAAGAGCGGCGAATAAAATTAGTGATTTAATTGGACTTAAAAAAGGCGGACGTGTTGTAGGTAAAAAACCTATTCTATTACACGGAGGCGAAATGGTAATAGCACCTTCTATGGCGCGTAAAATGCGTAGGGCAGGAGGTCGAAAAAAAGTTGGAGCAGGTAAGAAAAAAGTAGGAAGACCTCGTAAAAGGCGTTAAATTATTTGATACACTTTAACATTAAAATACTTTATATAAATTGAAAATTAAAATACTTTTATTTAATTAAATTTTTTTTTATAATAATATATATATGGATAACCAAAGTATAAAACATAAAAATGGAAAATTAGTATCAATACCAAGAGGTTCATTAGTGATACCTAAAAAATTTACACAAATACTACAAAAATTACTTAAACAAAAACCACAGAAGATTAAACGAAAAAAAAGAAAGTAAATTATTTAGATTTATTTTGTTATTAATATATATATGGTAATTAAATTAAAAAAAAATGATATATCGGTTGAAATAAAGAAGACTAATGTTGATAAAGATAGTAACAATAAAAAAGTAAAGAAATTAAAAAGTGTAGGTTTATTGCCTATACCTAGTCCAGTAGTATATATTTGCGGACGCGCTGGTAGTGGAAAGTCGCAATTTTTACAAAGTATTTTTACTGCGAAAGGTAACAATAAATTATTTAGAAAATTTTTTAATCATATAGAAGTATTTAGTCCTTCATTAGCGAGTTTTGATACTAATCCTTTTAGTATCCCCGAAGACCAAATACACGAGGACTGGGACGAAGAATTTGTTAATGAATTATATGATAATCTAGATAAAGATTATAAAAACGCGTGGATTATAGACGATTTAATTGCTGAAATCAATTTATCAAAGTTATCAAAAAAAATGATTTTCAACCACCGTCATAAAAATTTATCATTATTTATTACTAGTCAATCCTATATTGAGTTAGCAAAAAGATTACGAGATAACATAAATGTTTTAGTATTATTTCAAACAAATATTAGAAATTATAATTTTATAAATGAAGAGAAATTAAATCTACCACAAGATAAATTAGAGGAAATGATAGACTTTGTATTCGACGCACCTTATAATTTTTTAATTGTGTCAATAGGACAAGCAACCAAATCTAACACTAGTGGTATAAGATACTTTAAAAATTTTAGTGAATTTAAAATAGATTAGTTACTTTATTTATTATAATACAAAAAAAAATAAAATATAAAATACTTTTAATATTTAACATATTACATATAATCATACTTAATGTCATATATATCCCTCCTTAATAAACTAGGATTATTTTTTACTTGTTTATACTTTATAATAATATCATTCCATAAATCATTTAATTTAGTTTGAATAACATATCTATTAATATATACTCTAGTTTGTGTAGCAGAATGTCTTGTATCTTTAATACTTTCAATTAAATTCTTCATATACTCATTATCTTGCGAATGTTTAGAATACAAATACTTTAATAAATCTAAATCATTTGTAATTTGATAATTATAATACTTTTGAAATTCTTTATAATAAATTGTACCAGTAAAAGTTTCTATTTCTTCTTCATTATTATTTCTATCTTCAAATTCATAGGTTTTACTTGTAGATTTAAGTAAATACTCTACAAAATCTATAATTAGTTTATTTTTATTAAACATAGTATCAAATGTAATATCCATTATATATATATATTATACTTTTTATTTTAAATAATTTATATAAATAACAAATGTAATATAAATACTTTTAATATATAACATATTTAAAATTGAAAATATAAAAGTATATATAATGACACAAACAGTTACAAAAAGAGATTATAGTAAAAGTATAATTTATAAATTATGTTGTAAAAATCCTAATATAACCGATATATATATAGGTAGCACAATTAACTTTAAAAAAAGAAAACACGACCATAAATCAAATTGTAATAACAATAGTGAAACAAATAAAAAGTATAATTATTATGTATATCAATATATAAGAGATAATGGTGGTTGGTCTAATTGGGATATGATACAGATTATTGAATATAGTTGTGAGAATAAAAAACAATTACAATCAAAGGAACGCTATTATATTGATTTATTAAAAAGTAGTTTGAACGGACAATTACCTACACGAACAAGAGAAGAATATATCAAACAATATATTTTAGATAATAATGATAAAATATTAGAACATAAAAAACAAAAAGTTAATTGCGATATATGTAATAGTATAGTAACTAGAAGTAATTTAGCACAACATAAAAAAACTTTAAAATGTATTAAATTTCAAGAATTAATAATCTAAATAAAAAAAAATATTTTAAATTTTATATTTTATATCATTTTTTTTTGATTAGATTATAATTTTTTAATCATATAATAAATGAAGAAATGATAAATAAACTTTAAAAAAAAAAATAAATAAATACTCCCAGATCGGAAGAG